CCGATGAACTCCCGTCTTGCGCCGGTCCTCGAACCCGCTGTTGCCTTCCATCAGCCTACTCCAGTCCCGAGATTCAGTTCGATGTCCTCGTGTCGCACGTCCTCGGCCGGTCCCACCTTGACCTCGATCGTGCCTTGCTTCGTCTCACCGGCGGTGAACGCGCCGAGGTCGACCGCGGCCGCTCGGCTCGTCCCGACGACCGCGTACGCTCCGGCTCCGATCTTCACGCGCAGCCGGGTCGCGATGTTCGTCCAGAGCGTCATCGAGGTCATCGCAATGTCAGAGTAGAAGTCGGCCCCAATCTCAACGGCGTGATCCTTGCGGAGATGATCGAGACGATACCCGCGCAGCGGGATCGCGGCGTCACGTTGCCGAACCTCGGCGGTCTCAGGCATGGTCCTGCCCGCGGCTGGCAATGACAGCGGCGGTCTCCTCTTCGAGTTTCTTCTGCTGCGCCTTCACCCGGTCGAGCGCCGGACCGATCTGCCCGCCGATCTTCGCCTGTGCGCCGCGGATCGTCGCGACGAGTTGATCCATGCGACCGGCGAGATGGAGGTTCGTATCGGCGTTCGTCTTGACCGCCTCGGCGATCGTCTCCTGCGAGGCGGCGAGCCGTTCGAGGACCGCCACGAACCTCTCCTCAGTCGCCACGGTCAGTCCGCCGCCGTGAACGTCAGGATGATGTAGTTCCCGATCACCTGCCTCGGGAACTCGTCCGTCAGGTCTCTCGTTTGCTTCAGCCATAGCACGCTCTCCTCTCCTTCGGGCACGTCGACCCGGCCGATGCCGAGGACGATGTCGTTCGTCTCGGGCGGGTAGAGCCAGAGGACGAGTGTTGCCGGATCGTTGCGGGTGAAGATGTACGCCTCGGAGAGCGTCCACCACTGAGCGTCGAGGATCCAAGTGCGAAGCTGAGCCGCCCCGCGGGACGAGTTGAACCCGTCCTCAATCCCGGAGTCGATCGAGTAGAGCGTGCCCAGGTACTCGAAGTACGCATTCTGCGTCGTGTGGAGGAGGTCGTGTCTCGTCGGGTAGATCGGCGGACGATCGAACCACGCCTTGGTGAACACCTCGCGGGTCGGGAACGCCTCGAACCACGACACGTAGTAGTAGTTCGCCCAGACCGTCGCGACCCACCGCCAGTTCGCCGGTCGGAGGTAGAGACGGTACTGCCCGGTCTCCGACATTCGCACGAGGTCCTCGGTCGAGACCCCGGCTCCTTCGCCGTCCGGCCCGACGACCTGATACCACTCCGGGTGCCGGAGGTCGAACGGTGCGAACAGCGGCGAGTGATTGCAGCTGAGCCGGAAGTCGGGACCCTGATGCCCGAGTTGCTCGATGACCGTCGGCCGCTTGAGATCGCATTGACCCCCTCGCTTGCCTCCGATCTCGTTGTACAACTTCTGCCTGATCCATTCGGTCGGGTTCGCCTCTCTCGCGGCGACGTCCTCCGGCGCGATCTCGGCGTTGAGCCGTGCGTGCTCGCCGTCGGTGTACGGGTTGTAGTCAGTCGGGTCGGTGATGACCGATCGCTGCAACGGCACCGGAGCGAAGTCACCACTCAGTTGATCCCGCTGCCACGTCTTGATCTCCAGCCCGCCGTCCTCCGCCTCGTACCGGTTGGTCCAGTCGATCCAGCACCGCTGCGGGAACGGATCTGGCCACGGCCGGAACTCGCCTCGCAGCGGCGTCTCGCGGATCGCGGCGTTGATCTCGTTCACCCGCTCCTGCGGCCAGTCGTACTCGAAGTCGAGCGCCCGGAAGTAGCCCGAGTCCATGCCTGGGATCTGCGCCAGCGGATCGTACTGGAGCTTCGAGCCCGCGTCGTAGAGCTCAGCCCTCATTGCGGGTCCGGCCTTCGCGAGAGATGGACCACGGTCACCTGGGAGTCCCACGTGCCGGAGTCGCTCCGGCGGGCACGACGCTCGAACCCGACGAGCATCCACTTGTCGCTCTCGGTCTGCGTCGACACGTGGAGGTCGACGCCGAACGTTTCCCACTGGACGTTCGGGAGCCGGACCGATTGCCCCCACTCCAACCCGAGTAGCGGCATCTGGACGTCGAGCCGCAGCTTGAAGTCCTCGCCGCGGTTCGCTGCGAACTGCCGATCGGCGACCTCCAGGAGCGGCGGCATCGGGTCCTCGACCGCCATCGGGATCTCAAGCTCAATCACCTCGCCGTAGTCGAGCGGCGGCAGCGCCGGATCGTCCGGTGCGATCGCCTCAATCACCTCGTCGGTGATCCGCTGGATCCGGTAGCGCCGGGACCCGGCGCCCGAGAAGGTGATCGTCTCGTGGTTGCTGTCGTTGCTCTCCTGTTCGCCGATCTCGGCGGTGGCGTAGTACTCGTACTCACCGGTGTCCTCGACGTCGGTGTCAAGGTAGATCGCCTCGCCCTCATCGTGCTTGCCGTTGACGTTGTCCACCGTCCCGACCCGGCGGAACTCGGTATCTCGCGGCGGGTCCTCCGGCTCGGCGTCGTGCGGCTCATCCCAGGTCTGCGCCGTCGGCAGGATCTCGGCCGGTGCGCCGTCGAAGTCGGTGACGTCGGTGTCCTCCAGGATCGCCCGCAATTCATCCGGGATCGGCGGCGACTCCCATTGGTCGTAGAGGTTCGGGTCGGCGTCACGCTCGGGCTCGGCCACCGTCCGGCGGTAGAAGTGGTAGCGGTCCGGGCGGACGATCGCCGTGCCCGCCGGTCCGAAGAACGGGTTGGTGATCTTCGCACCGCCCTTCTTGGCCGTGATCTCAACGCCGTCGTCCCGGTTGTTGACGTCGATCTGCGGCGGCTGGACCGGGACCGGGAGCCGGTACGAGAACGATTCCTTCCGGACGTGTCGCGGACCGGACCACGAGACCTGCTGCGGCCGGAGACCGTCTTTCTGGAGGTTCCAGAGCGTCCACTTGTCCTGCTCCTCCTCGACAAGCTCATGCTCGACGACGACGTTGTCCACCCAGATCGTCACCTGCCCGGCGTCGGCCTTGCGAGGCACCGATGCGGCCTCATTCGCGCCACTCCAGAGACGACCCGATTGCACGATGCGGTCCTTGATCGGACCGTAGACGATCTCCTCTTCCTCGGCGGCGTCCTTCGTCTCGTCGTCGGTCGGCTCGTTCGGGATCACGGGCAGATCGTAGACGCAGAGACCGGAGAGGAACCGAGTGCGGCCGAGGTTGTCGGTGTGCGTCCACGGAGTGAACGCCCAGTAGATGATGACCTCATTCTCGACGAGTCGGAGGTTGCGCCCGAGACCGGGCAGGTACGCCGCCGAGTACGTCTTGCGCTCGTACCTCGACGGCGGTGCGCCGGGCAGTTCGATCGTGAACAACTCCTCGTCACGCCGGATCTCGGTGCCGTTCTGATTCTTCACGCTCTTGGTCTGCTCAATGATGATCCGCTCCTCCGCACGCGACGGGTTCTCGTAGTAGCCGGTCCGGACCGAGACTGTGCCCATGCCCTCGGTCCAGTCCGCCGTCGATGGAGCCGGGAGGAACTCGGTATCTTCCCAGGTGTTCGGTACTAACGCCATGTCGGGACCCTCATCAGCAAGCGCCGGACTCGGCGCAGACGTTGCGGCCGGACCTCCATCGACTTGATGAGCGTCGACGGGATCGTGAGCGTGGACCCGGCTCCCATGATCGGCAGCATCGGGTCGGCGATGACGAGCGTGTTGGTCGACCGGACGTAGTAGCGGACCGGCGCGTACGGGTCGGTCAACTCCTCGATCGCCTTCCAGTAGCTCAGCTTCGGGTCGATCGCCTTCGGTGCGAGGTCGTAGTTCGGGATGCTGAGCCGGACCCGCACCCGAGCCGCGGCCGCGAGGCGGCGGACGCCGGTGTGGAGCGACGAGCAGCCCGGCCAGACCCGGTACGAGCCGATGAACCCGCCAGCGTTCTTCTTCGCTTGCTCGACGTCCGACGAGTAGTTGCGGCGGCTCGGGACGAGGATGACGGTCTCACTCGGAGCCCGGCGCATCGTCAGGTAGACGTACTCGTAGCCGTCGGCCGAGATCGACGGGACCGCGTCACCGACCCGGATCGTTCGCTGAGCGTCGTTCGGGACGATGCCGTTGCGGATCACGACCTCAGCCCGCGGCGAACCGGTCGGGTCGGCGCTCTCGAAGATGTCCCAACGGTTCGCCTCGGAGAAGGCGTGCCACCCGTTGAACACGATCTGAAATTTGCGGGTGATCGAGTCGGCTTGCTTCCACTGGACCTCGCGCACCCACGGCGTGACGTCCCGCTTGTCCATGAACACCCGGACCCCGTATTCCATCAGACCGCTCCCGGCCGCGAGCCGCTGACGACCCGGAGCCCTTCCCGGCGCTCGTGCAATCGCCTCGGCGCAGTCTCGCGTGCGTACGGTGCCGTAGGACGGGTCCCTGCGATCACTCTCATTCCTCTACTCCGATGCCCTCGGCGACGAGCGCAGCCCAGGTCGAGTCGTCGATCACGTTGATCTCAATTGCCCCCTCGCGGTTGACGCCGAAGATGACCGCCGAGCCGGGGAAGTTCGTGTGATGCCCGACGGCGACGAGGACCGAGCCGGGGAAGTTCTTCACGAACCGGACGCCGGGCAGGACCGACCCGATGAAGTTGTCGACCCGCCAGCCCTGGACGAGCAGCGAGCCGAGGAAGTTGTCAATCTGGTAGCCCTTGACGAGCAGCGAGCCGGGGAAGTTCGCGACGTGGACGAGTGCCGGGAGGACCGAGCCGATGAAGTTGTCAATCTGATAGTGACCGACGAGCCACCGAGCGTCGCCGTGGATCGCCTGACCCTTGTCGACGATGACCCACTCATAGGTGTGGGCCATCTGGAACCACTCCTGGAGCGAGGTCCACGTCCACTCGGCCGGTCCGTGCTCGAACGGCGTGATCGGGACCGACCAATACGACCGGAGGTAGCCGAGGCGGTAGCGTGACGGCTCGGCGTCGAACGTGATCGCCTCGATCGCGTTGCTCCAGTACTCGAACGCGGCGGCGATCGTCTCCTCATTGCGGCCGACCCACGGCACCGTCGTCTCCAGCCAGAGGTCGCTCCAATCAGCTTCGAGCGTCGGCGGATCGCCCGACGTATCACCCGGCCCGATCCAACCGCGACCCCACCACTGGAGCGTGCCGTCCGCCTCGACGTGAGAGGCACCGTCAACGGTCACCTCGAACTCCTCCGCCCGAGCGGGCTCGAAGTACACCCGGAGATCCGAGACCGCCGGAGTGACGTCAGTGTCGGTGGTCGCGAGTTCGACCCGGAACTCCAGCGTGTCTCGGCTCGACCCGGCGACCATCCTCTTGAGGTAGTCGATCTGCGGCAGGATTCCGCCGTTGGTCATCGTCTGCCACGAGCCGCCCGGCCACCGGCACTTCACCGCGACCGTCGTGTCAGTCGGCGTCGACTGCGTCCACGTGACGAGACCGTGCGAGAACGCGAGGACGTCGGTCACGTCGACCGGGTCCGACTCCCAATCACCGGAGGTCTGGTAGACCGGCGGGACCGTCTCGGCCGAGAAGTCGTCCCACCAGACGACCTCGTTGCCGGTGCTATGTCGAGTCCAGATCCCAACATCGCCCGGTCCCGCGTGGACGCTGTCCGTGGCGATCCACTTCCAGCTTGCGGGTTCGCTCGACTCGTCCTCCATCCAAATCTTGTACTGGATCGTAGAGCCGCTGATCCGCAACGCCATCCAGCACCACTCGTCCACCTGCACCTCGTCGATGCCGGGGGAATTATCGAACCCAATGAGGAAGGTCGAGCCGTCGCCGGTGATGCGCCGGAGCGTCACCTGCCCGTTGTCTTCGGCATACAGCAGCACGTAGCCCCGGCACGCCGTCCCGCTGCCGGTGATCCGAGCAGCGAGACCTGGGTAGGCATCCCACTTGTTCTTGATCTGCCATCTCGCCTTGACGATGACATCTGAGGCGTTCGGCCCGTTGTCGGCAGAGAGCAATGTGGTCTTGTTCCAGTTGAGTTTGCGGAGGACATTGTTCACGCCGGAGCCGTCGTCAATGACGGACAGCGATGGAGACCCGGTGAGCCGTTTCGTCCAGTTGTTGAGCGGCGTCACGCCTTCCCAATCCTCGACGTACGGCGACGTGATGAGATTCAGTTCGTCACCGACGATCTCGACATCAGAGAACGACCCGGCGAGGAAGTCCGAACCCTCGTCGTAGAGAACCTCATGCTCGGCGGTGGCGATCGCCTCGACGTTGAGCTTGACCGAGTGACCGTGCGGGACCTCGTCCTCAGCGTCGGCCGGGTCCCACGACTTGACTCTCAGGATCTCGTCGACGCTCGACCCGATCTTCGAGCCCGGTGCTCGACCGCCGCCACGCATGATCCCGGCCTCAGTGAACTGGTGACCCGAGATCGAGGCACGAACACCGCGACCGCCGCCGAGCCCGACCGAGGCAGAGACCGTTCCCACGCCTCAACCTCACAGCATCCGGGCATTGAACCGGAGTCGCTTCAGTTCCTCGGCGGTCGTCGGCGTCGCGACCGGCCGAGCCCAGAACGCATCCTCACCAATGCCGACCCGAGTGACAAGGCTACCGGTCTGGTAGGACTGCGTCAGCGCTACCGTGACGTCGATGTATTCGCCCGCCTGGACCGAGTCGATGATGCGAGTCTCGGCCGTGTCCGGTGAGAGCGGCGACTGAATGAAGATGGACTGCGGTGCTGCGAACCCGGCCGTTGACGCGACGAAGAGCCGAGCCGGGAACGCCTCACCGTCACCGCTGTCCTCGTCGACCGTCGTGAACACCGCGGCCGCGAAGTCGCGGATCGGCAGCGTGGTCCCGATCCGAGCGCCCGAGTTGTAGACGTTCGAGTTCGCGGTGAGACCGCTGAGCTCCAGGGCCCACGCCTCAATCGGTGCCTCCCAGTAGTCATTCAGCGTGTGGCCGGTCGTCGCTCCGAACGTCACGTAGAGACCGTCCGCGAGCAACTGCGCTGAGCCGGTGATCGGCACGCCGGTCGTCGGGAAGGTGCTGCCGCCGTCGTAGCTCACCTGGAACGTATCCGGCGTCCCTGTCGCGTCGATCTCAACGCGCAGATCGTCGCTCCAGACACCGTTGTAGTTGCCGCTGAATGTCGCGTCGTCGAGCCCGGAGCCGGAGAACACGAGCGTGCCGATGTCCGCCTCTTGCACCGACGCGATCTCACCCTCATTGATGTTCGTCTCGTCCATCACGAAGGCCTTGGTCGCCACCGGCCAATCGGCCGGGTTGACCTTGCGGGTCGGGATGAGCTTGGTGGTCGCGTCGATCGTCGTCTGCGCTCGCGTCGTCTCGCGCCGACCGAGGCATGGACGCCAACCGGCGGCGTCAGCCGAGCCGCCGGAGTCGTGCGTGATCTCTATCTGATCGTTCGAGTCGGCTGGCCACGCCGAGTCGGTGGTCTGTCCGCGCACGCCGGTCTCGTACTCGTCGTCGAGCGCCGTGCCGGGTTGCCACGCCGCCGACGGGATCGTGAGCCCGCCTTCCGGCGCAGTCCAGTCACCGCCGACCGCACCACGCCACGCCGCCGTCGCGTCGATCGACGGGTGGAGTGAGATCGCGTTGTCCCGGTACGCCTCGGCCTTGACTTCAAATTGAGTCGCCGAGTAGAACACGGCCGTGTACTTCTGAGAGACCGAGTTGTCGGCGAGGTCGACGTAGTCGAGCAGCGAGGACCCGACCCGCGTGATGGGCGTGTTGTACTCCGGATGGTCGTCGAAGACCTCGACCTGCTGGACCTCGCTGCTGAAGTTCCGGACGTGGCATTTCTTCGCGACCCCGGTCTGACCCGGCTCGACCGCTCCCAGGTAGTACTCGTCGCCGGGATTGTCCGTGACCGGGCTCGACAGGTCGAGGTCGCCGGAGCCGTCGTCACGGTAGAACTCAATCGGGTAGAGGTAGGCAAAGTGAAGGTACGGGCGGCGGCTCTTGACCGTCAACTCGTTGAAGATCATTCCCACCCGGCCGGGCGGCATCGACCCGTCGACGTGATAGCACGACATGAGAGCGTTGATGTCGGTGTTGTCTCGCAGCGCTCGCTCGATGACCGACCGAAGCGGCATCCTCGACTGCTCCCAATTCCCCGCACCGTAGACGTGCGCCCAGGTGCCGCTGTCAGCGGCCGCGGCTTCGACGTCCTGCCCTCGCACGGGATGCTCCTTGTCGAGATACCAGTCAAGGTCGAGCGACTTGTCGTAGCGGTAGTTCGAGGTATCGCCCATGTCGGGAATCGTAATCATCCGGCGGGTCTCCCAGGTGCCGGAGCCGTCAGTGCTGTACTCACCGTGCGTCCAGACGATGTCCGCCGAGAGGAGGACCGGGACCTGCCCCAACTTCGCCTTGATCTGGGCCTGGAGGATCAACAGCAAACCCTCGGAGACGAACCCGGTGATTGCCCCCATGTCGAGCGAGGCAGCATCGTAGATCCCGTCGAGTTCGGCCGAGTCGACCGTCTGCCCCCACGGACCGAACGGTGTCCGCATCCGGATCATGTCGCAGTGCCAATCGGCGAACTCGGCGTCGGCTTGACCCCATTCCCAAAAACGCATCTCGACCTCCTCAGACCGTCAGACCGCGGATGCGGTCGTTGGTCATCGCCATGTCACCCGGCGTCGCCGCGTCGGGCAGGACGAGCCGCCGCCAGAACAAGGCGTAGCCGCCGGCAGTCACGGTGCCGGAGGTCTCGCCCAACTGAGTGAGCGTGAGCGGACCGGAGCCCCAGGCACCCGGCGAGCCGGACGAATCCGGCGCGTACTCGACCCACGCCGCCGATCGCCGGACCCGGCCGTAGAACGTCTTGGCCGACGGGTCGCCGGGATTGTCCTTGAATTTGATCCGCAGCCCCTTGAGCTTGTCGACCGCGTCGATGTAGCCCGCGACCCCGTGCTCATACCACGTATCACCGTCCAGTTCCGCGTCCTCGATCGCCTTGACCGAGCCGCCGCCGTCGTCCACGTAGACGTCGACTGTTTTCGGCGTCGGCCCGCTCTGGTAGTCGGCGAACGTGATCACCAGATCGACCTCGGTTGCGATGTCGTGCCGTGCCGGATCGGAGTGGTTGTCGAAGTCCTCAATGAAGTCCTCGACCGTCGAGCCCTCGATGAAGCGGCCGGGCAACTCGTAGATCGCGGTCTCTGACGAGTCCTCGGCTCCGACGTTGTACGCCGCGATCCGGCGTTGCGCCGAGGTCTGACCCGCTTCGACGATCCCGGCCTTGAGCCGGTCGACCGACGAGCCGTCACCGGCCATGAACACGCCGACGCCGACCTTGCCTGTCCAGCCGTTCGCGAGCGACGACGAGAACACGATGTTGATGCCCTTGATGACGTGGTCGTTCGGCGTCGCGTCGTCGGCCACCACCGAGATCCCGGTGCCCACCAACTCGTTCTTCGGGTCCTCCGAGGTCACGTCCACCGTCGTCGCCGAGGTCGCGGCGATCGTGTACTCACCGGCGACGCACATGCCGTTCGCGAGCCACGATGCGGAGACGATCGGCGTGCTGATCGTGTTCTCCCACCGCAACTGAAGGTTGGCATCCGGGTCGGTCGGTGCCGAGGCGTCTCGCAGCATGAACTCACTACTCATCTCGTCCTCCTCATTCGAGCCGGAGCAGGAAGAGGTCGGCCCGGTATTGCGTGAACACCGTGTCGACCGCCGAGCCGTCCGGCTTGCCGGTCGCGAAGTCGTCGTTGTATGGCATCAGGTCTTGATCGTCTCGCGGTCCGAACATCGCCAGGAACTCCGCCGCATCGCCCGGCGTCAGCTTCACCGTCACCGGCCCGGAGCCCTCCATCAGCGTCACGAGCGTCGCGACCTCGGCGGCGTCGAGCAAGCGCAGTCGAATCTTGAGGAAGCTCTTGGGCTGGTCTCGGACGTACTGGACGACGATCGGATTGCCCGGCAGCGAGACCTCGTACACCGCATCAGCGGCGTCCTCCTCGTGACGCTCCAAGAGGATCGGCGGGTCGGGAAACAGCAGTTGCGTCGCGTCTCGCTCGATGCCGGTCTGGTTGATCGTGAAACTCATCTCTCACCCCGTCGTGTCTGGTGTGCGGCCCGCCTCGATGTCGCGGACCTGCCGCTGATAATCCTCGTAGTCGACGACGAACCGAACGTCGATCTCCACCCGCTCGTCCTCGATGCGCTGGACGAAGTCGCTGAGGTGGACGCCGCCCTTCTCGACCCCGTCCTTGATTCCCTTCTCGAACCCGCCGGACAGTTGCGCCTTGACCTTGTCGCCGGTGCTCATCCAGATCCCGTCGAGGACCTTGCCCGTGGCCCGAGCGTCGTGGTGGAACTGTTTCCAGTAGACGAGCATCTTGTTGATCTGAGGATTGACCACGCCTTTCAACTCGTCGCCCATGAGCTTCATGCCCTCGGGAATTGCTACCTTGTTCTCCTCCGCAAGCTGAAGCCACATCAGCATTTCATCGCTGAAAACCTTCCCACGCTGATTGCGGTCGATGCCGAGTTTCTCCATCTCGCGGTTCTTCTCAACGAGGTCCTCCATGCCCTGCGCAATGTCTCCGGCGGTGTACAGTCCGAGTTCCTCCTTGAGCAGTTGAACCCGCTTGTCGTGAGCGGCGTTCGCTTGGTCGAGCATCCCGGCGACCTGCGCTTGCCCCCGCTTCTTGATGTCCAGAGCCCGCTCGTGCAGGGTCATCTCCTCCTGCGCGAGTGCGATGTTTTCACGTTGCTTCTTCCCGAGCAAGATCGCCTTCTCGGTGAGCATCTGAATCCGCTCGGCGTTGGTCCTCGTCCGCTCAGACGAGAACTCCCACTCCTTGCCGGTGAGGTGGAGTTGCTCCTTGAGTTTGCGTAGCTGGTAGACGCCGTCGTCAAACACCTCGTTCGCGTCCATCATCGCGTCGGTGAGATCCGACGCCTTGTGCGCGTTGAGATCGAAGAGTGTCTGCATCCACTCGAACTCGTTGAACATCGGCCGGAGGTAGTTGCCGATGAGGACGCCGATTGCGAGAGCGATCGCACCGATGGCGACGGCGAAGAGACCCGACCACCCGACGACCGCCCCAAGCACCGCCTCGACCGCGGTGAACGCGGTCGACAGCTTGGTCACCGGATTGATCACGCCCATCGTCGCCATGTTGATCGCGATGATCTCCTTGACGACCACCGGAGCAATCCATGCGATCTTCGAGAGCCCCCAGACGACCGGCCCAATGGCGATCGCCCACATGGTCATGTTGACGGCGAACTCCTTGGTCTTGGGTCCTGTATCGTCGAGCGCTCCGGAGACGCCGCGAGCAGCCTTGGCGAGCCCGCTGAAAGCACCGACGATCTTCGGCAGCACGACGTCGCCGAGGTCGATCATCATTGTCTGGAGTTCGGCGAACGATGCCTTGAGCTTGAACCCGGCGGTGTCCTGCGCCGCCTTGAAAGCCTTGTTGAGATCGTTCTCGGTCGTGTTGGCGAGCGAGGCGAAAATGCCCTTGGTCTTTTCGGCCGACGCTCCGACGAGCGAGAGGACCCCGCGCAGCGCCCGGACGTTGCGGAACACCTTGCCCATCGCCTCTTCGTTCTCGCCGAAGGTCTCCTTGAGATGCATCAGGAGAGCGATGAGCCCTTCCTCGCGTAGCAGCTTCCGGAGGTCGGCCATCGACGAGCCGTACTCCATCATCGCGTCGTTCGCCTGTTTCGTCGGTTTGAGGATCGTCGAGAGGGTCGCTTGGAGAGCGGTCGCTGACATCGTCGCGTTGAGCCCGAGCCGGGTCATGGCGGCGATCGAGGCACCAACCTGATCGAAGGAGACTCCCAACTCTGCGGCGACCGGGATGACCGCACCGATGACCGGCGCGATCTCCGACGCCGCCGCCTTGCCCTCGCGGACGGTCGCGACGAGAACGGCGGTGGCCATCTCGGCGTTGATTGTCTCGTGACCGTAAGCGTTCATCGCCGAGGTCGCGGCGTCGGCAACGGTCGCCGTTTCACCGAGCCCGGCGGCGGCACCCTTGGCACTCGCTTCGAGCGCTTCCATCGCAGTCGAGCCGCGCAGCCCGGCCGACGTGATGAAGAACAGCGCACGTCCGAGTTCGTTCGCACCCTTGCCGACCGTCGGCGCGAGGTCCTTGACCTCGTCCTTCCACGCCTCGACCACGTCGCGAGCGACGCCGACGAGACCGATGATCTGCGACATCGAGGTCTCGAAGTCGACCGCCATCTTCGCGGCCATGCCGCCGACCGCGAGCAACGGGAGCGAGAGACCGGTGGTGAGCATCTTCCCGGTCTTGGCCATCTGCTTGCTCATGGCCTGCATCCGGGTCGTCGCTCGGGTCATCGCGGCGTCGAACTGTCGCGTGTCGCCTCTCAATGCGACGACGAGATCACCTACTATCGTTGCCACGTTTCCTCCCGCCCAGAGCGGTCATCACCGCTCCGACCTTGTTCCAGATCGTCTTGGCGTCCGGCCGGTCCGGGTCCGGACGACGTTCGGCCGCTCGCGGGCTCGGCTTCAGGAGCCCGCTCACGGTGAAGTCCGATAGCAGCCACGGCTCTCGCTTTGACTTCGTGTCGCGGTGGATCGACGCGAGGACCCAAGGCGTGATCGCCGCCATCGCCTCGCGCCACTTGCCCTCGACCTGCCAACGCCGAAGGAGCAAGGAGAACTCCCGCGGCGTCAGCGCCCAGAACTCGTCCTCGCTCAGTCGGAGGTCGTACCGACCGATCGACCACATCAACTCCCACGACACCTCCTGCCCCTCTACGGAGGGTCCGACTCACCTTCACCCTCGTCGGTCTCGGGCTCGGCGTCCGGCATCGCAACGCCGTACGCCTCGATGATCTTGCCAAGCACGTACTCGGCTCCGACGACACCCTCTTCGCCGCCCATTTCGATGAGGTCACCGACCTCCTCGACCGTCAGCAGCGGGTCCTCGTGCAACAACCCGGCCCACAGCAGCGCCCGCAGCACTCTCAGCGACGAGAACACGACCTCACCTGCTAGCAGGTTCATGCCGGTAATCTCCTCCGCCTTGCAGAGAGCGTTGAAGGATAGGAGCAACGTTCGCTCCCGGTCCAGGCGCAGTGGGACCTTCACTTTCGGGACCGTCATCAGTCACCTCCTTAGGTGGGCACGCCCTCGGTCAGAGTCGGCTCGCCGTTGATGAGCAGAGTGACGCTCGACTTCAGGATGCCGTCCACCGGCACGTCCTGCTCGAAGTTGACGAGGAACGCTTCCATGTCCCACTGGCTATCGGTCCCGGTCTCGACGTCCGGGTAGATCATCTGCCAGTTCGTCGGAACGTTCTTTCGGATCTCCGCGAGCAGCCCGCCGGTCGTCTCGTTGTGGGTGGGCTCCATCGGGATGAAGTTGACGTCGAACGTCACCTCGCCCGCGTTGAGAAGACCGACGACCCGCTTCATCCAGTCGGTGTTTTGGTTCGGTGCGTCGTGGGTTCCCTTTGAGATCGCGGGACCGGCGATGTCTACCAGCTCGGCGATCTCCGTGAACGCTTCGGTCGGCGTCGCACCGTCGCCGACTTTCAGGATCACTCCATGCGAACTCAATGGCTGCGTCATGACCTATTCCTCCTTGGCGGGTTCCTCGACCCGCACGATGTCTTGCCCGTCCTCGGTGACGAGTCCGGTGTGAACGATCCGCGGTGCTGGCGAGCGCACCGCGTGGCGAGTTGCGAAATGTTTCAGCGTCGCCTCTCGATGGATCGAGGCGTAGCCGCATCGGGTGCACAGGTAGTTGTCGTGATGGTGCCACTTCCCGACGGTGTACGCCGCTTTCGGGTCGACCCCGGCCTCAGCGAGAACTTCGACCGGGTCACGCTCGGGCTCCGGCGGCTCGGCCGCGGCCGCTTCCACCGCGTCGGCGGTCGCTCGCTCGACGTCGGCGGCTGAGATCAACGGTTTCTTTTTCGTCATGGGACCTCCTCACCCGACTCTCTTGACGATCTGAAAATTGCAGGCAAACACGTACCGGTCGTTCTCGTCCCGCTCGACGAGGAACGGCGACTGGATCGCCGCGATGCGCGTGTACCACGTGCCCTCGATCGTCTCATTGCGGACGGCGTCGAGGGTCTCGGTGATCGCTTGAACAAGGCTGCGCCCCGTCTCATACTCGGCGGACCGGCAGAGTAGCTGCACGCGAGGACGCTCACCGCCCTGCGCCGACGAATGAGCAGACCCCTCGTTCTGCGTCCTCAGCGGCGGCTCGCCGGAGTACTCAATCAGGGCGCAGCACTCCGATGGATCTGAAGGCATGGTCCCGAGGAAGAGGTCAGACCCCTCGACCCCGTGACCGGCGTCGGCGATGAACGTGCCGAGGTCAGCGAGCAGCACGAGCCACCGCCGTTGCTCTGAGATGAGCGGCGATTTTCGCGCCCATCGTCGTTGCGGCCCGGAGCGCCGGGACCTCAAGGTACTTCCACTGGCCGACTCGATGCTTGTACTTCGACGGCGGCGTCTCATGCTGGACGATCGCGTAGTCAATCGCCGGTCCGCCGTATCCGAGGTAGACGACGGGACCCTTCTGCGGAAGCTGGACGTGACCGCTCGCTCGCAGCACCCCTCGCCTCACCGGGACGTAGGTTGATTTTGACTCACCCATGATCCTCTCGCCTTCGTGGTACAACGCCTTGGCCAACTCGAAATGAATGTCGATGCCGAGCCGAGCGAGCTTCGCCATCAGCGCTCTCTTGCCGTGGATCTCGACGCCGACGGTGACGCCCGTCCGTGCCATCAGACCAACACCACTTCATGGTGGTCGCCGTCCTCGTCCGGGTAGCCGCGCAGGTCGAGGATCACCGGCTGCGAACCGTCGGGCAGGGTGATCTGATCTCGCATCGCCCAGCCGACGTATCCGGCGCAGTACACCGTCGCGGACGAGACGACCTCGCGCACCGTCCCGGTCGCCTCGCCGGTCCCGGTCCGCCGCAGGATCGTCGGCTTGCGCACGACCCGGCACTGGACGTCCTGAGCCGCACCGAAGCTCGGAGCGCTGTACTTGTCCTGGCCGGTGTACGGTCGTCGCACGACGACGTCCGGCATCAGGTCCTCGAATCCGGTCTCCCAACTCATCGCACCCTCCGAGAGAGCAGTGAGCGAGCCGTCGCCGGGAGCCCGGCCGAACCCGAGTCCGAGCCGCCGTAAGTCAGCGCGAGGTCGCCGACCTTTTTGCTCTTGACTGACGGATCTCGCTGTTGACCGCGATACCAAGCCACCACCGTCTCGACGCACGCTTGCTCGATGTGCTTCGGCAGGTCGCGGTCCTCCTCGCCGGGCATGACGTACCCCGCCTCGTACGTGACCGACAGATGAAGCTCAGCCATGTCGCTCTGCCGGCGGGTCGGCTCTGCGTTCCAACCGATCCACGCACTCATCACCCACCCGACCTGCCGCCACAGCGACCCCTCTTCGGCGTCGCGCACGGTGAAGTCGACGATCGGCTCACTGTCGGCGACGATGATCGGCGTGCCGAGGATCGGGACGTGCGTGAGGAGCAGCACCGGGTGATCGTTCCCGGCGACCGTCTCGACGTACGTTTGCTTCGCGTAGACGTGACCGACCCACTCCTCAATTGCGGCGGTCGCCGCCTCGATGAGTCGCTCAATCACCCGGTCGAACTTCGAGGACGAGACGCCGAGCGCTCGCTTGACCTCGCCGATCGACGTCAGGTTGGTATGCTCTGCCGCGGTCTGGACCGTGACGGCCATGACACCTCCTACTTCCGAACCGTTTGATGACCGAGGACCGGCTTCGTCACCGTCGCTTTCAGGTCCTTCGCCGGTCGCTTTTCCTTCTTCGCGACGGGTCTCATTTTCTTCTTGGTGCCGAGTTTCGGCTTGCGCATCGGGTCCTCCGGGTTGGGTAGCGGGACCGCCCCGGCGGGCAGTCCCGCCACAGGTTAAAAAAGTAGGCTCAGCCCTTGGGCTTTGCCTTGGCTCTTGGCTTGGCCTTCGCCTTCGCCTTGGGCTTGGGTTTCGGCAACGCGGCTCCGGTCTCGTCGAGTCCGGGCGGTGGGTCCACGTAGACGGCTTGACCGTCTGCGATGAGTTTCTGCGCCACCACCGGGATGAACCCGGCGACCTCGTTGCAGTTGAATGGCGGGACCTGAGCCAGCAGCCGGACCGTGATGGTGTCTGGTTTGAACATGCGCTGCTCCACCTCCTAGTCCGCACCGTCGGCGACCGGCGACGAGTCGCCGATTGCGGCGAACCCGAAACCGAGTTCGAACGTGTCGGTGCCGGTGTGGTCGAGATCCGGAGTGACCGTCACCCGCCAGTACCGGTTGATGCCATTCAGGTTCACGCGAGTCTTGACCGCGAAGGTCTCGGCTCCGCCGCCGTCGCTCACCACGAGATCGGTGAACGCGACCGCCTTGAAGTCGACCGCGTCGGAGAGGTTGGCCGCTGCCCCGTGCTCGATCTTGAGCTCAGTCAGTGAGAACGTCTTGAGGTCGGTCAGCGTGCACTGACCAGCCACGAAGATCGCGCCCGACATCGGCCCATCCTCGGCCTGCATGTCGACGATCGCTCCCAATGCCTCGGTCGCGTCACCGGCTCCGGCCGCGACGCCGCGAGCGCCGCCGCCGCCCATGAGTGCGAGGTATGCCCCCGCGTCTTTGTCATTGATGTCCATCTGCCAATTCCTTTCTCGGACCCTTCGGAGTCCTGTTTTTTACGGAGTCCACTTGACCGCTTCGATGACCACGATCGACTCCTCATGACGCACGCCGAAGTCGTGGTGCGCGATGAGCCGGAGCAGGGTCAGGTCGCGGGCATACGCCGACTGGAGTGCCGAGCCATCCCAGTACGACGCTTCGGACGAGCTGTCCACCATGACGGTGCCCGACTCTCCGACGACGCAGTCTGCGAAGTCGGCCAGGTAGATCTCCGAGTCGGTCCCGCCGAGAGTGATCGGCACGCCGTTGTTGGAGGCGTACTTCCAGCCGAACAGGGTCCCACCGTCCATCTCCTCCTTGAAGGCGAAATTGCCGTTGGCGTCGCGGACCGAGCGCAAGTACATCTCGGACCTCGGAGCCATGATCCAGCCAGGGTTGATGAACTTCACGTTGCCCTGTCGCAGCCGCAGGATCGCGTCTGCAAGGTCGCTCGTGACGTTGGCGAGGTTGACGGTGGCGTTCGCGTCGAACTTGTTCGCCGCCGGTGCCCAGTGGTACATGCCCTTCGGAGTGTGCAGCGTGCCGTCACCCCGGAGGAACGCTTGGTCCTCGCGGATCGCGACTGCGTACAAGGAATCGTCGCGGATGATCGCGTCGGCTCCGACCGCCTCGAAGCGCAGGAGGTCGTTCGAGACCGGCACGATGCAGCCCAACTTTTTCCAGGTCATGTTCACTTGGCCGAAGGTCTGCTCGGTGGCGGTGATGTTCTCGGTCTCACCCATGTACGTCGCGGTTGCGCCGCCGGTGAGCTTGGGGATCTGGAGCGACCCGGTCGGCATCGGTACGATGCGCGGGCCCATGCTCCGAACCACGGCGATCTCGCGCAGCATCTCGATGAAGTCGGTGGACCACTGCGTCGGGACGAGGACACCTCCAGCCGCGGCGTCGGACGCCATCAACGTCTTGGTCACCTCGTCGTCCTCGCCGTAGGCCTTGACTGCCCATCGACCGGCCTTGTCGGGATCGCCGCCACCGGCCGCGATCGCCCGCATGAACCGGCCGCACTCCAGACCCTTGTCGGCCTTGCTCTTGGGCTGTGCCGCCTTGTTCGCCTGGGTGAACGCTTTCACCATCTCGTCGAACCGGGCACCGGGATCGTTTGCCCCGTGCTCTGTTTCCTTCAGCACCTCTACCGAGACCTCCTTCGCGATCTCGGCGATGCGCTCTCTTGTGAGTTCTGCCATTGGATTTCTCCTTGTCCTTCTGCGCTTGTTCGGTCTCGCGCTCAGTCCGGCAGAGCGCCGGTGGTCGCGAGTATTGATTGTTCGATCACCCCACGAGCGATCGCCCGTGCCTCGTCCTCGGTGACGGCGGCGTCGGGCTCCGGCTCCGGCTCGGTGCCGCCTTCGGGCTCCGGCTCCGGCTCGGGCTCCGGCTCGGGATCGGTCGGTGCCTCTGCGGTGGGCTCGGGCTCGGGCTCGGGCTCGGGCAACTTCGCCTGGACCGCGTCGGGCAACGCCTTGACCTCTTCGCGTAGCTCGCGGATGACCTCGGTGAGTGCCTGGATCGCAGCTTTCATCAGCACCTCCTCTTGGTCTGTCAGTTTGTCGGCGACGCTCTCGGCGTCGTCAGGCGAACGGTCCTCGGCAGCGTCGTCGGCGGTGCTCGTCTCGATGAGAGTCGGAGCGACTCGACCGGCGGCAGCGTGCACTTGTTCGATGGTTTCTCTCGGGAGCCACAACGCCGCCGTGTCAGCGCCGTCGTCGGTCTCCAGGATCTTCTCGGCCCACTCTCGGAGCGGCGTGAGGTCGATGCCGGTCTCACCGGCCGCGATGAGCGCTTCCGGGTTCGCCGGGACCGGGACCACGGAGTGTTCGAGCAACTCCTGCCGCTGGAAGTCGTAGCCGTGGTGGTCGTCGTTGTACACGTACTCGATCGGCCGGAACCCGACCGAGACTGTCTTGAGAAAGTCACCCGCCACGAGGCGGTAGATCATCGCGCCGAACGGGTTGACGTCCGACGGCGTGAAGCGATCGGTGGCGAGCAGCTTGCCGCCGTCGACCCAGACCTTCGTCGCACGAGCGATCGGCGGTGTCTGGTACTGATGCGCCCAGAGCACGACCGGGTTCGTGAGGTACGCATCGACCTCCCACCCCTCCGGGTTGATGACGTCGCTCTCGCGGTCGAGCGCTCCGGTGGAGAGCGTGAATGTCACGTCCTGCATCCCGGTCTGCGGGTCGACCTCTTGCAGCTTGACCTCGGTCGTCACGAGCTTCCTGAGCGGCGGGACGACCGCGAGCGGGTGAGTGACCGAGCCCTGACCGGCTCGGCGCTTCCATTCGGATCGGGTCAGCATCATCTCGCTCATAGCAGCCTCCTCATTTCTTCAACACTAGCATTTCGGAACACCGGCACCGAACGTGGATCTGATTCGGCACCATCACAGCGCCGACGTCGGTCTGGTAAAGCTCAGTGAACCCGACCTCAACGCCGTCCATCGGAGCGCACAGCACGCACAAGGCGTCGTCCGGCGTCACGATCCATCGTCTCTTCGCCTCGGCCGGGATGAGCCCTTCGCTCGCCGCTTGATCCCAGAGCGCTCGCTGACCCCGGTTCCCCGCCTCGACGAGCTCGTTGTCGGCGATCAACTGAGCCCGGTATCGGATCTTTCCCTCAGTCCACTTCTCGGTCAACTCCTGGATCTCGGCCGCGGATGCGCCGCCGTCCTCCCAGGCACGTTGGAGCGTGTCGAGTTGATTGAGGTCGCGGGTCGTGAGCCCGACCTTCTCGCGCAAGAGCTTCGCCGCCTCCTGCGATGTGTGACCGTCGGCGTAGGCGTCGGTCAGGATCTTCCGAGCCGCCTCGATCACGTCGTCAGTCACGTTGTCGAGCATGTCGGCTCCGACCGATTCGAGGAACGCGACCGCCTCCGGGTTGGTCATCTCGAAGTTGAGAGTCGTCCCGAGGTACGCACCGAGTTCCTTGGCCGCTTCCTCGCCGACGACGACGACCGCCTGTCTGAGAATCTGCCGAGCGTCCTCGAAGGCGGCGGGCAGATCCGCCCCTTCGATGATCGCCAGAGCCGCCTGGATGTTGCCCGCGTCGAACGCCGCCATGAGCGCCCGGTAGTCGATCGAGTCGCGCACCGCCTTGAACGCGGCGATGATCTCCTTCTGCATCCCCGGCGACAGCTTGAGAGCCAGCCCGGTCGTCTCCGGACCGCCGACTTGCTTGCCCAAGATGGATGGCAGGACACCACGCGAGGCGTGCGAGGATGATGCCTCTGCGTGCCCGCAACCCAGTCCATCCGAGAGGTCGTCAGATAGGTGGAACAATGGAGGCGTCGTCCTGACGCTCAGCCTCACGACCGGCTCCGGCGCGAGACTGTCGACGATCCGGACGTTGTACGGGATCATGTTCACATCGCCGTCCTCTCGCGGCTCGAACTCGGCTTGCTCTCTCCAGTCATTGACGGAGAACGCCGGTGGGTTCGCCTTCATCACGTCCAGCTGGTACGCCCGGTCCTCGGAGACCGGCGACTGGTAGGCGAGGATGAGGCGGTCGTCGTAGATCGGGAGCAACTGATACTGGAGGAACGCTCGCATCAGATCGAGTCGCGGCGTGATGACCCACCGACTCCAGAGGTAGTCGGCGGCGTCGATCGTCGAGCGGTTCGAGTTCTCGACAATGCCGAGGATCTCGGGTGGAGCGCCGATGCCGTGAACGATGATGTCACGCTCCCACTTGCGGAGGTCGGTCAGCTGCATGTCGGCGAACCGCTGACTGATCTCGCGGACGTCGACCTTGCGATTGATGAAGAACGGTTTGTGGGCTCGGAGGAACCCGCGCATCTGCTGCAGCCAGGCGACCTCCATGCGCTCGGTATCCTTCTCGGTGAGCCCCTCGCCGGTGATGAGGAGGTCCGGACGTGCCTTGTTCAAGAACCACGACTTGACGTGCTGTGCCGCGTACTCGTCGGTGTCGATCTCGTCGCCGAACGCTCGGAAGATCGCACTGCCCCTGCCGTACGGGTTGATCGGGTCCGGGTTCACGAACCGGAGGATCGCTTGAGCCGGGAACTTGCCTCGCCAGAACGGTGTCTGGACGTCCCAGTTGTCGTCGCCGGAAGTCGGCATCCCCTGGACCCAATGCGACGGCAGGAGCCAGAACCGCTCCGGCACCGCCGTCCCGCCGTAGTCCTCCGGCGAGAGTAGCCAGTGCGCCTCGCCGGTGAGGTCCATTGAGATCTGCGTCTGCGTCCGGCCGACGAGACCGGGGAAGAGAGGGTTCGCCGAGTTGAGCAGCCGGAGCGCCGGGTGATCGACGATCGGGACAAGCTCACCGTCGAAGTCGAGCCCGCCGAGAGCAAGCGCCCGAGTGTCGATGCCCTTCGCTTGGAGCGCCCGGTCCGCGACGTACTTGCCGCTCGCACCCTTGACCGCGAACAGCATCCACTTCGTTGAGCCGACCGCGTCGCCGATCTTCGAGACGATCGCCCGGACCCACGGTGACTTCGAGTACGCCGTGAGCATCCCGCGGACCCCGCGGTACGGAGTCGTCTTGTAGCCGCCGGGCAACAGCTTGCCGAGCACTCCACGCTCCTCGTCGGAGAGTGGTTGCATCAATTTCGATCCGAGGCGGAGACGCTTGAACAGTCCGAGTCGTTGTGTCATCTCGCCTCCCCTACAGCCCGAACGTGACGCCGGTTCGGATCACCTTGACCTCGGCGATCCGCCACTTGTGGTCGGTGAACGGGAGCCCTTGATGGTGGAGCCACCACGCCCACGGACTGACGACGTTGTCGCCTTCGAGGTAGGCGTCATTCGTGCCGCTGTCCCACGCGGGCTCGGCGTCCAACTCGGGCCAGAACTTCAACCCGTGGTAGTACTCGCCCGGTGAGTTCTCGTCCTCGACTCCGCAGACGAGCAGGACGTAGAACCACCCCGCCGTCTGCGCGGCGAGATCGTCACTCCAGCTGTCCTCCCGCCGCAGATCTTCGACGCTGTATTCGGTTTCAATCTCGTACTCGATCTCGTCGCTGGCGTTGTAGCGGACGCTCGCCCACCACCCACCCGACTCGAACAGAGTGCCGGTGATCCCGAGGACCCGGAGCCGGAACTGCTGATCGGGCTCCAGCCAACAGAGGACCCGCACCGCGTCGCCGGGTCGCAGGACGGCGGGCACCACGCCCTCGTGATTGGGCTTCAGTGCGGTGTGCTGGCTCGCCGTGCCGATCGTCGACGGCGTGATTGTGAGCTTGCCGTCGTGGTCCTCGTACTCCCACGGTGACGGCTCGTCCTCCTCCCACGACATGATCCACGGGTCGCTCCCACCGGACGGGACCGGGTCACCGTCGGCTCCGCTCGGCGTCCACGTGACGTCGGGCAGCGCCGCCGGACCGGACGCCTTCGTGATGTCTTGCTCGAACACCATGAGCCCCTTGAGCACCGTGTGGATCACTCCTCCGGACTCGGTCATCTCAACGTCGTAGTAGAACGCGCCGATGTTGTCCGCCTCGACCGCGGTGAACGCGAACGTGATCGTCTTGTTGGTGTCGTCGAGGTCGGTGCCGACGATCTCGAAGAGCGCCGGGTTCGTGTCGGGCCATTCCTCTTGCGAGACCGTCAACCGGAACGATGCGCCCAGGATCGTCTCGGCGATCGGTTCGCAGTCCGCGTCGACCAACTCAACGACGATCGGCGTGGTGTCACCGCGGTAGCGCTCGATGTCGACCGGCCGAGTGCAAACTGTCGTCATGCCTTCCTCCTCATTTGTTCATCTGCGCTCGGATCGTCTGCCGGAAGTTGACCTCGGCTCGGACCGTCTGTTGCAACGGGACCTCCGCCCGGACGACCTGCCGCGACCGGAACTGCTCAGCACCGCCGAGCACGAGCGAGTCAGCCGTGTGACCGTGATGAGCGTCGTCGATCGCGAGGTAATGATGCTGGACGAGGTCGATGTTGTCCACCGAGTGCGCGTGGACCGTCGACTGAATCTCAAGGTAGTTGGTCGCCGTGATCGGGACCTCGTCGGCGGCGTGAGCGTGGAGACAGCCGTCAATGACGAGGACGTGATGCTGGACGAGAGCGACGTTGTCGGCCGAGTGGTCGTGGACGCACCCGGCGATCGCGAGTACGTGAGTCACCGCGAGGTCGACGTTGTCGGCAGCGTGAGCGTGCACCGTGTCGTCGATCGAGAGGACGTGCGCCTGAGTCAGCGTCACCTCGTCGGCAGTGTGGCCGTGGACGCAGTCCGCGATCGCGAGCGTGAGCCCTTCGACGAGGTCGAGGTTGTCCGCAGAGTGAGCGTGGACCGAGGATGCGATTGCGAGGACGTGATGCTGCGTCAGAGCCGGAGAGTCGGCCGTGTGAGCGTGGGCGCACGACTGGATCTCCAGGACCCCCGGCACGGCGAGGTCGATGTTGTCCGCGGCGTGCGCATGGAGACACTCGGCGATCGCCAGCACGTGAGCTTGCGTCAGGTCGAGAGAGTCGGCTGAGTGCGCGTGAGTCGTCGCGTCGATCGCCAGCGTGTGCGTCTGTGCGAGGTCGAGCGACTCGGCCGAGTGGCTGTGGAGGCAGTCGGCGATCGAGAGGACGTGGTGTTGGACGAGATCGAGATTGTCGGCAGTGTGGCCGTGGAGAGCGGCCTGGATCACGAGAGCGCCGGTGGTCACGAGGTCGAGGTTGTCCGCCGAGTGCAAGTGGATCGCATCGTTGATCGCGAGGACGTGCGTGACCGCGAGCGTCGGGACCTCGGCCGAGTGAGCGTGGAGGCAATCAGCGATCGCCAGGACATGAGTGACCGCGAGCGTCACGTTGTCGGCGGTGTGCCCGTGCAGACAGTCGTCGATCGCGAGTGTCAGCCCCTCTACCAGATCGAGATTGTCCGCCGTGTGCGCGTGAATCGCGTCGGCGACGACGAGGACGTGATGCTGAATCAGGTCGAGTGAGTCGGCAGAATGACCGTGGAGAGCCGACTGGATCTGGAGCGCTCCGGACTCGACAAGGTCGAGGTTCTCGGCAGTGTGCGCGTGGAGGCAATCGGCGACGACGAGGACGTGCGCTTGGACGAGATCGAGATTGTCTGCGGAGTGACCGTGGAGTGCGTCTGCGATCGCGAGGATGTGCTGGACCGAGAGGTCCACGTTGTCGGCCGAGTGCCCATGCAGAGCATCCTCGATGCTCAGGACGTGGCTCTGCGAGAGGTCGAGAGACTCCGCCGAGTGAGCATGGATCGCCGAGTCGATCGCGAGGACGTGACCCTCAACGAGATCGACGTTGTCAGCCGTGTGCGAGTGCAGCGCCGAGTCGATCGAGAGGACGTGATGCTGCGTCAGGTCGACGTTCGCGGCCGTGTGACCGTGAACGGCTCCGGCGATCGCGAGGAGGAACGTGACCGACAGGACGACGTTCTGTGCGGTGTGCCCGTGAGTCGCCTCTTGGATCGCGAGATGATGCGTCACCGCGAGGTCGAGAGCGTCGGCCGTGTGACTGTGCAATGCGGCGTCGATCGCCAGTGCGTGATGCTGGACGAGCGTCGGCGACTCCGCAGCGTGAGCGTGGGTCGCGTCGTTGATTGCGAGCGTCTTGTTCTCGACGAGGACGAGGTTGTCTGCGGCGTGAGCGTGAGCGCAGTCGGCGATGACGAGCGTCACACCCGCCGCCGCCTCGACGATCTCGCAACCGATCTGGCAATAGTCCACATCGCTGTCGGAGTGGTCGATGGTCTGCGTCGGTGTCGACGGCGTCGTATCGTAGGCGGTCTTGTGGTTCGCCTCGGACCCGCCGCTGTTGGCGCTGATGTCGGTGATCTCGGTACACGCCGAGTCGAGCGTCAGCGTCTTGTTGCGGAACTCAATGCAGGTGAACAACCACGAGGACGAGTCGCTGATGCTCTGCGAGTATGAGGATGGATCGGCGTCGGTCCCGCCCGAGCAGGTCGCGTCGTTGTCGCCGACGGTGTTGTTGCCGATGTAGTTCTGCGTCGGCGTCGTATCGTCGGTCCCGGTGATGGCGATGACCGAGACGCAGACCGCCGACGTGCTGGCGCTCAGGTTCGCGGTGACAGTGAACGATCCGCTCGGCGTCCCTCGCGCCTCCCAGACCTCGATGCTGGTCTGCTGCCGACCGCCGCACTGTCGTTTCTTCTGAACGAAGGACAACCCGCCCGTGTTCGAAACCGACGAGACGGTCTTGCTCGGCTTCGACGAAACCACCACGAGGTAGAGGCAGTCGGTGAACTGCCCGACTGAGGTCACGTCCACCGAGGAGACATCGACCCCGGACCCGGTGTATTGACCTTCCTTCGTCAGCGCCATCGTCTACCCCGGCGGCGGCGGTGCCGGGACCGACCGCGCATGGCGACACCAATACATCCGCCATGCTCTCGGGTTCGTTGCGTAGGTCGAGTCATCGTCCCACGGGTCTCCGTAGGCGTCGTTCCCGTTCGGGTAGATCAACGCCACCGGGTAGTCCGGGTCGGAGATCCGATCTTCGCCGTTCTGGAGAGCGTTCGGTGCGCTGCCCTTCATCTCGCTCGGCCAGAAGGTCCGCGCCGCTTGACGAAGCTTCCCCGGCGTATAGTCCGGGGTCATCCCGGTGAACCCGTCGCTCACATCTGCCGGGTCCTGGTCGTCAGCGCGGTCGCACAACTCCGGTACATCGAAGTTCTCGTGGAATACCCACACGTCCATCGTGGGCTCCGGTCATCAGGTCGGGTCGGCGATCTCGATGTCCCATGCGGGGAAGTCGACGGTGTTTGCGGCCGTCAACCCCTGGCTCGTGCACGTGGTGACATAGAGGAGGATCGAAGCGTCCACGAGTGCGACGTGATCCGCCGTGCCGGTCGAGTCGACCGTGACGCCGGTCTGCGCACCGACCTCGACCTTCCGGCCGTTGGTGTCGCCGTCGCTCACCGTGTAGTCATTGCCGTCACCGGGTGTCATCGCGACGATCGCCAGCTTGTTGGTCGTGATCGCCTCGGTCCGGGTCGTCGGTTCGGTTGCGCACGCACTCATCTGGTTACCCGTCGCGACCTTGTCCAGTGCCGCATCCAGAACGTCGTTGTGAACGGTCTTTCCCATTGCCTTACCTCCCGGCCGGTTCGCTGAAAAAAGAAATGGCGACCCCCATGCGCAGAGAGGTCGCCGGACCCGTGACAATCAAAATCACCTCACCACTCATAACTCCGCCGGAGCCGATCGTCAAGTGGCGACCCCGGCGGTGTCGGCCACCGGAGCCGCCGATGGAAAGGAAGGAGTAGAGGTTCTGACATCCCCCGCTCCCACTCCCACCCTACCACGCCGCGGCCGGAGCCCACCCGCCTTGCTCGTGCCGGAGCCGAGCGAGAGCGAGAGCGCAGACGCAGTCGTCATGCAGCCCTGGCGGTGCCTCGTACTTGATCCCGGTCCTCGTGTGAACGTACTCGAAGTTCTCCATCTCGTCTCTGATGTCGCCGTCCGGAAAGATGATCGCACCCTGCTGGACGTCGAGGCAGAGCCCCTCGATGAGTTGCTGCTTGCTCTTGGAGGTGAAGATGAACGACTCGAAGTTGTCCTCGTCGGATAGCTTCTGGAGGTCCTGCACGATCGGATCGCCGACGCCGGTGCCGTCCACGAGCGCCTTCGCAGCGCCGGTCTCGTTGAGGATCGCTTGCGTTGTCTCCGGCCACGACCTCTGGAACCGAGTGAAGCGGCAGGTGCGCTTGAACTCGTCGAGCCCCACGCCCACCGTCCAGTCTTGCTTGCGGCCGAGATCCCAACCCCAGACGACTGGCTCAGCGTCGGCGATCGGCGCAACGCAGTTCTCGATCGCGACGAGCCCGAACGGGTTGGCACCGTCCTCGGTCGCGATCGCCATGTACAGTTCGTTGAACACGTCGGGAGTGAGCACCATCTGCGCGTCCTCGATCTCCTCCAGTACGAGGACTCCGGCCCGGATCGCGTCGACCGCGGTGATGCGGTGGTAAGCGTATCCGGCGTGCCCGGCCTTCGCCAACTGGCCGAGACGGTACGCCCAGTTCTTGCGACCCTTGACGTTGCCGATGATCCGGACCGGCCCGCGGGTCGCGGTGAGCGTCGACCGGATCGCCACCCACGCCTCTTCCTTGCACCGGCTCGCCTCGTCGACGACGCAAGCCCAGACGTCCTCGCCGTAGAGAGAGTCCGGATTGTCCGAGCCCTTGAACACGATCACCGCACCGTTGACGACGAGCGTGAGCCGCAGATCGGAGTCGTTCGCCTTGTAGTGATCCCGCGGCAGGAACCGCTTCATCCGGCGATACGCGATCTTCGCCTGAGCGTAGATCGGAGCCACCCACCAGAACTCGTTGCCCTCGACTCCGCCGACCGCCTTCTCAGCGAGCCACGAGATGCACCCGACGGTCTTGCCGCTCTTCGTCGACGCCTCGATGAACACGAACCGAGCCGGGTCGTAGATCGCCTCGAACTGCTTTGGGTAGAGCCAGCGTGGACGCCGGTACGTGATCTCGACGTTCGCTGGCACGCGTCACTCCTCTGCGGTCCCTGCCTCCAGTCGCATCAACCGCTCCTCCTCCGCCTTCGGCAGCACGACCGGAGCCCAGTCAGGAGCGCCGATGTCGACCGTGAATGAGAGTTGCTTGCCGTTGGAGCTCAGGTCGATGCCCTTGGGAGCGTCCAGCCCGATCATCTTCGCTCGACGCTCCATGATGTCGGTGAGCGCCCGGAGTAGCCGCGGGTCGGTCTCTCGCTCGACGGTCTCGGTGTAGGTGTTGGTGAGCGTCCTCGGCTCGCCGTCCACCATGATCTCGCGAGTGCGAGTGAAGGTCTTGACTGACGGTCGAGCCGACCGGTGGAGCGCTCTCCACGTCGCTTCCTCGGCCATCGACAGCTTCGCAAGTTCCTCGCCGATGACCTCGTCCATGTCTCTGAATCTCTCCGTCACCCACTCATCCCGGCACGTGACGATGTCGCGGTGGATCGTCGACTTCGAGGCGGTCAACGGCTCCGGCAGTTGCGTCAGAGCGTCGCGGACCCGCCGCACCGACGGGTTGTGGAGCGTGAGGAGCATCGCGGCGACCTGCCGGCGGCGGTGCTCAATCTTCGCGTCGTCCTGCCTCGACCTCGGCTTGCGCTTGCCTCGTTGCTTGGACGTCGCCTTGGGCGGTCTCCTGCCGTTGCCATTGGGCATCAGGTGCCTCCAATCAGGTCGGTGATCCCGGTCCGGCCGATGAGCGAGAGGACGTGCCACGCGATCCGGTCGATGTCCTCGGGCTCGGCGTTGACCATCGTCGTGACGTGCTCCCGCTCGGCCAGCCGAGCATACTTGGTCCGCCGACCCTTGATGAACATCTCGCTCTGGGAGTCCTCCCGAGCCCGGTGACGCTCGGCGATCTCGTCCGCCGGAGCGGTGAGGACGATCGCGTGAAGCTCAACGTCAACCCTCGGCCCGATCGCGTCGAGGAACGACCCGTTGAAGAGGCGGTCACCCTCGAACAGCACTGACAGCTTCGAGGTCTGAGCCCACGCGCCGATCGCGTCGACCGCCGCCGGTTGGACCGCCATCGAGAGCCGGTCAGTGCCGTCGAACTTCCCGAACTGGTAGCGCCCGAGAACGATCACGTCGCCGAGCGCCATCCAGACGAGCGGACCTCGCTTCTGCTCGCTCCATCCGGGTCCGATCCGGCCCATCACTCGATGCATCACCGCGGTCTTGCCAACCGCGGGCTCTCCTCCTATGCCGACGACTCTCATCATGTGACCTCCGTAGGGCACGCAGAGAGGACTCTGGCCGCTGTTGGACCCTCGCTCTGCGCGAGACCTTTACGCATCTCCTTGATGTCCTTACCGACGCGGTAGGACCCCTTACGGTACGCCTTGTATTTGCACAGGACCGTCTCAGCCTCTTGGACGTTGAACGGTCGATCGTACCGAGGCGGTGCGGCCCGGTCGCGGAACTCCCGCACGACGAGACCGGCGACCCACGCCACCTCCTCGTCGGTGATCGGAGCCCGCCAGTTGCCGCGACGCAGGAGCGCCGCACCCTGGACCGGGTCCTTGTACATTGCGAGCGCTCGCGGGTCGAAGATGACCGGCACTCCGGCGATCCGCTCCAGCATGTCCGCCGCCTTCCAAGCGATCCACGGACCGAACATTGGGAGCCGCTGCACCCGATCGGCGACGACTCCGTACGCGATCCGCTCCGGCGTCCGCCCGTTCTCGCGGCCGCTGATCCATCGCACGATCTCCTCCGGCGAGCCCTGCTCCATGATCGTCCTCACGGCCGCTCTCGCCTTGTCGCCTCGGAAGTGCCGACGCTCGAACCCTCGCTCCTTGGTGTCGAACTCGTCGAGCATCGCACCCCAGAACGAGACTGCGTCAGAGACGTCCGACGCCGTCGCCGCCGAGTAGAAGCACCAGTACGCGAGCAGCCACCGGCTCAGTTGATCCTCGTCGAGCCCGGCACCCGCCACCGCCACGTAGACCGGGTCGAGGTCCTCGGTGTCGAGCAGTGCGGCTCCGAACTCCTGCCACGTCAGCGGATCGGAAGGCGGTGCTTGGCCCATGCTGGCTCCCGGTAGTCTCTCGGCTTGAGCGCCGTCGCCTCGCCGAGCAGTGCGGTCCCGCACGGGACCTGATCGACGCCGCCGTGATGGTCAGCGCAGTACAGACAGCCGCCGGGATCGCAGACCGTGATCGGCGCGAACGGTCGGTCCGGCGACGGTCGGCTGAACATCGGGACCTTGCGACCGTGGCACTGATCTCCGGTGGTGTACTTCGGACCGAGACTGACCCCGGCTCGGTCGACCACCTTGCCGCTCTCGTCTCGTCCGTACTCGTACTCGTAGCAGAGCCCCATCGTGACTCCGGCCGCTCTCGTCTCGATGAGGTAGCGGTCGAGCGCTGACTTGCGATACCCCTCCTTGATCGTGCGCAGTGAGCCGATCGTCTCGCTGAACAACGCCTCGAAGTCCGCACCGCGATCCGGGAAGAGGCGGTGCATCTTCTTGACCATTTGCTTCGCAGCCGGTGAGACGATCTCGATGTGCTTGAAGATGAGGTGGTGGGCTCCGGCCTGAGCCAACTCGTGGATGAGGGTCACGACCTCCTCGACCGTCGTCACGCCGCTCATGATCGGGTTCACCTGGACCGAGATGTACACGCCCTTGCGCGACAACTCCCGGATCGCCTCCACTTGATCGTCGAGCGGTGCGGCCCGCGGTGAGAGGCGTCGCCAGTGGTCCCGCCTCGGCGTGTTGATCGAGAACTGGAAGTACGAGAACGGGTTCTTGCGGACGACGTCGACCGCCCAACCCGGCGGCGTCTGCCTCGTGAGGAAGAACACCGGGAGCCCGGCACCGACCGCGACCGCCGCCGTGCGTTGCGTGTTGTGGTAGTGCGCCTCGATGCCCGGCTGGAACGGCTCGGTGAACGATGAGATGTAGAACGCCGACCCGGTCCTCATGCGCTTGATCTGCCGCAGGACCTTCAACGGGTAGTCCGGGTCG